CGATGTAGCAGAAGAACTAGCTGCACGTGTTGCTTCTCTTGAAGAAGCCGCTGCAGTTGCTGTTTCAGAGAAGGCTGCATTGGTTGAACAACTCAATGTTGCTAAGAAGCATGAAGCAGTTCGCAAGATTTGCGAAGGTCTAACTGAAACACAAATTGCTAAGATGATTTCGCTCGCAGAGGGCGTGGAGTTCACCACAGAGGGTGAGTTTAATAGCAAGCTCGCAGTAATCCGCGAGAACTACTTCCCAGCCAAGAAAATGACAAGTGAGGTTAAGGCTCTTCAAGAAACAGCTGTTGAAGAACCAGAAGTAGCAGACGTACACGGTCTGATGAAACATTATGTAAATGCAATCACAAAGACGGCTCCAAAAGCCTAATCTAACTAAGAACTCAGGAGAGTTATAAAATGTATCTAAACGAAACATATGCAAAGAAGTGGGCTCCAGTTCTTGATCACTCAGAACTCCCAAAGATCTCAGATCCTTACAAGCGTGCAGTTACTGCACTTGTTCTAGAGAACCAAGAACGTGCCCTTATGGAAGAATCACGCACGATGCAAAACCTATGGGAAACATCACCAGCCAACGCAGTTGGCGGCGGTATGTCACCAGTAGTTGGCAGCGAAGGCGGAATCAAGGGTTTCGACCCAATCCTAATCGGTCTCGTACGTCGTGCGCTACCAAACCTAATGGCTTATGACATCTGCGGCGTTCAGCCAATGACTGGTCCAACAGGTTTGATTTTCGCAATGCGTTCAGTCTATGCTTCTTCATCAGCACGTGGTGGTGAGGCTCTTTATCAAGAAGCCAATACAGCACACGCTGGTACAGGCGACCATACGCTAAACAGCTCAGTCAATTTCGGCGAAGCAAACAGCGCAATCTTCGGTCTAGCAAATACTGGTACTGGTTTGGCAACAACAGACGCAGAAGATCTAACCATGAAGTACATGGGCTTCCAGATCGATCGCGTTTCTGTAACAGCCAAGTCACGTGGCTTGCAAGCAGCCTACACGCTAGAACTTGCACAAGATCTCAAGGCAATTCACGGTCTAGATGCAGAAACAGAATTGACAAATATTTTGTCAACTGAAATTCTTGCAGAAATCAACCGCGAAGTTGTTCGTACGATCTATGCAACAGCTAACGTTGGTATCACATCAGTGTCACAAAACGTTGTGAACCTATCATCAAGCACCCTAACGGATGCTGCAGGTGGTACATCTGGTCGCTGGCAGGTTGAGAAGTACAAGTCACTTCTATTCCGCATCGAACAAGCTGCTAACAAGATCGCAAAAGACACCCGTCGTGGAAAGGGCAACCTCCTCATCGTTTCAACCGATGTGGCATCAGCTCTTGCAATGACAGGTCTTCTCGATTACAACTCAGCTCTAAGCAACAACACAAACCTAACAGTTGACGATACAGGCAATACCTTCGCTGGTACGCTATTCGGTCGCTTGAAGGTCTATGTTGATCCATATTCTGTTGCTGGTAGCGACTATGTCGTTGTCGGTTACAAGGGATCAAATGCCTATGACGCTGGCTTGTTCTACTGCCCATACGTCCCACTACAGATGGTACGTGCTATCGACCCAACGACTTACCAACCAAAGGTTGGCTTCAAGACTCGTTACGGTCTCGTTGCAAATCCATTCGCAACTGGCGCAGGCACAGGCGCTCTAGCAGACGGAACAAACTACTACTATCGTAAGTTCCGCGTTCTAAACGTCAATCAATAATTGATGTTCTAGAAAATAATTTGCCAAATTTATAAAAACAATAAGGCAAAGTGAATCGGGGGGAGCAGAAATGCTCCCCCTTTTTTTATACCCTAAATAGAACGTGAAGCGAATTTACGGAAACTTATAGATGACAGCACAAACACGCGCACCTAGCAATAAAGACTTATTGCAAAGTACAAAGTTTAGAGTGACGTTTGATCGTTTGCCAGGAACGACGTTCTTTTGTCAAACAGCAAACTTCCCTGGAGTTTCTCTTACAGAAATTCAAAGACCAACACCATTTGTTGATCTATATGTTCCTGGAGAAAAACTCGTCTATGATACGTTCAACATCACTTTCTTGGTCGATGAGGATTTGAGATCCTGGACTGAGATTCATGATTGGATCCGCGCAATCACATTCCCAACCGACTTCAAAGAGTATTTGGATTTGAATCGATTGGATCGCGCACCACTCTTCAGATCACAATACAAAAATAAACCGCAATACAGTGACGCGATCTTGTCAGTGTTTACAAACAAAAACAATCCAAACTTCCGAGTGAAGTTTGTTGATTTATTCCCAACAACACTTTCAACTATATTGTTTTCTTCGCAAGATTCTGCAGAAAACATTGTCACAGCAGATGCGACGTTCAGATTCTCTTACTATGAATACGAAAGAATCTAGATATTAAACTTGAGAGTTCGTTCATACCGAACATAGTGATTATACTATTACAATTTATTCTCGACAACTCTTGCATTGAGTTGTCTTTTGAGATGATATAGTGTATAATTCGATGTATGAAACTAGAAACACCTCCACTCGAAGAATTGATGCAGCAATGGGAACGGGATTCCGAAGTAGATACTACGGAACCTGGAAAAGAGATTCTGCGCATCCCACTGTTGCATAACAAGTACAACAAGTATTTGTCGTTGCATAATCTTGCAGCGCGACGTGCAGCATTAGAGTTTGACAAAATAAAGAAACTCAAATGGATGTATTACAACGGCAAGTTAGACCAAGATGAATTGGATAAACTTGGTTGGGAGCCATTTCGTTTCACATTGAAGTCTGACATTGCTGTATATCTTGATGGCGATGATGATCTAAACAAACTCAAGCGCAAGAAAGCCTATCATGAAGAGGCTGCAAGTTTTTGCACTAATGTAATGAAAGAGTTGAACAATCGCACGTGGCAATTGAAAGAGTACATGGGTTGGGAGAAGTTTATCCAGGGTGCTCGATGATAGAACACGTTGTAGTTGAAAAAGTAAATAACATCTATGTCCAAGTGACTGCTGAACCTGCCATCTTGCAAGAGATGTCAGAGTTTTTTACATTTTCAACTCCAGGCTATCAATTTTCACCTGCGTTCAAAAATAAATATTGGGACGGAAAGATTCGACTCTTGAATCTGAATACAAGACAAATTTATCTTGGTTTAGTTCCGTATATCAAAAAGTTTTGCAAGGATAGCAATTACACGTGCGAGTATATCGATGAAGAAAATGAAGTCTACCCGATTGACACAAAGAATCTTGCGAACGCTCTATCACTTCCGATGGAGCCGAGAGATTATCAGTATCTCGCTTCTAGCGTTGGACTTACGAAGAAGAGAACTGTACTCATTTCACCAACAGCGTCGGGGAAATCGCTAATCATCTATATGATGATTCGCCACCTGTTGAACACAGGTAAGAAGCGCGGATTGCTAATTGTTCCTACGATCAATCTCGTCACTCAGATGCATAGTGACTTCAAGAACTACTCATCTGTCAATGGATGGGATGTAGAGAAATACTGCCAAAAGATTTACGGCGGCGAGAGTAAGATCCCTGATAGTGATTTGATTATCTCTACATGGCAGTCGATCTATGACATGCCCAAGAAATACTTTGCTCAGTTTGATTTTATCATCGGTGACGAAGCGCATACGTTCAAAGCCAAGTCACTGACTTCTATCATGACTAAACTCATCAACTGTGATGTGCGTATTGGCACGACAGGTACACTTGATGATAGTAAGGTAAACAAGCTCGTTCTTGAAGGATTGTTCGGTCCTACATTCAAAGTTATTTCTACAAAAGAACTCATTGAACGTAAACAACTCGCCAACTTCAGCATCAAGTGTATTGTATTGAAGTATCCAGAAATAGTCTGTAAGACAGTCAAGGGGTTTACATATCCTGACGAAATGAATTTCTTGACTCAACACGAAGGGCGAAATCGTTTCATCACTGACCTCGCCCTAAATCTCAAAGGCAATAGTCTTGTTTTATTTACTTACGTTGAAAAACACGGTAAACTTCTATATGAATGGATAACTGAAAAGGCAAATGGTCGAAAAGTATTCTTCATTCATGGTGGTGTTGAAGCAGAAGATCGCGAAGCAGTGAGACATATCACTGAACAAGAAAATGATGCGATCATTGTGGCGAGTTACGGAACGTTTTCGACAGGCGTAAATATTCGTAACCTACATAATATTATCTTCTCGTCTCCAACAAAGAGTAAGATTCGAGCATTGCAGTCTATCGGTCGTGTACTGCGTTTAGGTGAAAACAAAGAAGCAGCCACGTTGTACGATATCGCTGATGATCTACGTTATGGTCCTTATACAAACTTCACACTGAAGCACTATGAGGAACGAGTGAAGATCTACAGTGAAGAAAAATTTCCTTTCACAACGAATAACGTAAGGATAAACTAATGCCAGAAGAACCAGTAGAATATAAACCAAAAGGCGAATTACGATTTATTCGCTTGCGTTCTATACCTGATGATATCATTGGATACGTTACATACAAACAAGATTATATTACGGTAGAGTTGCCACTACGAATTGAGATTGAAACTATTTTTGATGAAGGTCGGCAGATCTTAGCAATGCAAGAGTATCTACCGCAATCAGTTATTGAAATGAAAGAAGTCGACTTCTATAACGAAGAGGTGTTATTTTCAACTCCAGTGCGTGAAGAATTTATTGAGCAATATGAATACGTTGCTGACTTCTTTTATAACAATCAAGCAAATTTGAAAACTATCGGAAAGAAAAAATCAAAACTAAAACAAGAAGGCGCTGAAAAGGTGGAAAAGGTCGTTTCTATTCTTGAAGCAATGGCAAATAAGAAAGACAAACCAGTACACTAGTATATGAGAGTAAATAATAATTATGAACCTTTTGATCATTTGATTGTAGATGATTTTTTGCAACCATCTGAATTCAATTTGGTTTTTGCTGAAGTGTTGATACTACAGACTGCGATGGCTGGACCATCAGAAACAGGTTCATCTAAAGATATTATTGATGGAGAGACGTTTTTCAGAAAAAGTAATGTTGGGATATTTCTTGATTCTGTTTATGCTGATCGAAAATATTCCAATATACTCAAATCATTTTATAAAGTATTTACGGACGAATTCATATCAAAGATAGACAATAAAAATTGGTTGTACAAAAAATATCTACCCCAAACAAATTTAGATTACACTCTTTTACAAAGTTATGGCGACGGTGGTTATTACAAATCTCATGCCGATGAGGGTCTTATAACTGCTGTTACAGTTCTACATAAAACTCCTAAAGAATATTCTGGCGGTCAACTAATGTTTTCAGAATATGACAACTACACAATAGATCTAAAAAATAATCAAATGATTATGTTTCCTGCTGCGATTACACATGAAGTTTTGGAGGTAAAAAGAACTAATAACAATTTTGATGGAAATCGATTTACAGTAACAAAACTAATAAGTTATAATGTCTCGAGGTAATATGGCAAAGAATCACTATATCAATAACAAAGATTTCCTCAAGGAAATGACAGCATATCGCACAGCAATTCGCAAAGCGAAAAGGCTTGGGCAACCAAAGCCACAGATTCCGCGTTATGTTGCTGAATGCTTCATGAAAATTGCTGAGAATCTTTCACACAAACCCAATTTCTTGTCGTATACTTTTAGAGACGAAATGGTTGCTGATGCGATTGAAAACTGCGTAATGTATGTTGACAATTTTGACCCAGCAAAATCAAGCAATCCATTTGCCTATTTCACTCAAATAACGTATTATGCATTCTTACGTCGCATTCAAAAAGAGAAGAAACAACTTTATGTCAAATACAAATCAACTGAAACTGCTGGAATACTCGACGAGTTCGAACTCAATGAGAATGAAGATGGAACTTTCCGCCAATTCGAATTGTATGAAAATATTTCCGAATTCATACAAAATTACGAGAACGCCCGCAAAGAAAAGAAAGCCAAGAAAGCAGGACTAGAAAAGTTTGTTGACGAGGATGTAGTAAAGTGAAGATTGCTATACTAGGTGATACACATTTTGGTATGAGAGGCGATAGTATCGCTTTTCATAATCACTATCGTGACTTTTATCTAAATACGTTTTTTCCGTATCTGGTGCAAAATGGAATTACCACCGTCTTTCAGTTGGGTGACTTATTTGATCGTAGGAAGTATATTTCTTTTCAGTCTCTTGCTCTGTGCCGTCGTTATTTCTTTGATCAGTTTGTAAAACACGGATTACATTTACACACGCTGATTGGCAATCACGACATTACATTCAAGAATACTTTAGAGATCAATTCGCCTGATCTTCTTTTGCGCGAGTATGCGCAAAACGTAACCATCTACGAAGAACCAAGTACGTGGAATAATATCGATATCATTCCATGGATTTGTAAAGACAATGAACAAGCCATTGGTGAGTTCATCAATGAAAGCACCAATCAAATGTGCTTTGGTCATTTTGAACTGCAAGGCTTCGAAATGGATCGCGGCAACATTTGTCATGAAGGTATGGATCCTTCGAAGTTACAAAAATATGATCTAGTTCTTTCTGGACACTTCCATCACAAGAGCAACAGTGGTAGTATTGTATATGTCGGCACTCCAGGTGAAATGACTTGGTCAGATTATAACGATGAACGTGGCTTCCATATTCTTGATACTGAAACTCGCAAACTCGAGTTTGTACCAAACCCAAACAAGATGTTCTATAAGATTCAGTATAACGATGATGATATGTTCTATAACGATATCGTCAATGCTGACTATTCTTATCTAAATGGCAAGTATCTGAAGATTGTTGTTGAGAAGCGCAATAACTCTTTCTTGTTTGATACGCTGCTTGATACAATTGCAAAGGCTGCGCCATTAGAAGTAGCAGTTGTTGAAGACTTTTCTGAGATTACTGAGAACGTTGAAGTTGATATTGATCAAGCAGAAGATACAATGACAATTTTAGGTAAGTATGTTGATGGCTTGACTTTACCTGTTGAATCAGATAAAATAAAAGCCGTACTGCGCGATGTGTACAATGAAGCATTGTCTATGGAGACAACGTGATTCTATTCAAAAAAGTTAGATACAAGAATTTCCTTTCTACTGGAAATATCTTTACTGAAATTCCTTTGGATGAAAACTCCACGACGTTGATCGTGGGTGAGAATGGTGCAGGTAAATCAACATTCCTGGACGCCATCACATTCTCATTATTTGGTAAACCATTTCGCAATATCAACAAGCCTCAACTTGTAAACTCAATCAACGAAAAGGATTGTCTTGTTGAGGTTGAGTTTGATATTGGTAAGAAGTCATATAAAGTCGTTCGTGGTATTCGACCAAACGTATTCGAAATCTATTGTGATGGCGATCTTCTAAATCAAGACGCCAAAGCAAAAGACTATCAGGATCATCTTGAAAAGATTATTCTCAAGATGAACTATAAGTCATTCACGCAGATTGTTATTCTCGGATCGACTAACTTTACTCCATTCATGCAGTTGTCGGCAGCGGACCGTCGCGCAGTGATTGAAGATCTATTAGACATCCAGATCTTTTCTGCAATGAATGTAATTGTGAAGAGTAAGATTCATACTTTGAAAGACGAAGCGGCGCAACTCAAGATTCAAATTGATAATACACGCGATAAAATTGAACTGCATAAGAAACATCTTGACGAACTCAAGAAGAATACAAAAGAAATCGTAGACGCAAAGAAACAAGAAGTGACTGAAAACACGGCATCACTCTCAGCACTTGAAGTCGAAGCGACTGACAAAGAAACGCAAATTGAAAGTTTATTAAACGAAGTATCAGATGACGATTCAACCAGTAAAAAATTCAACAAACTAAATCAACTTGAAGCCAAGATTGA